CATCTATGAGAGGCATGGCAAAAGGCGGCAAGGTTATGTCTAAAGGCATGGCAAAAGGCGGCAGAGTTATGTCTAAAGGCATGGCAAAAGGCGGCAGAGTTATGTCTAAAGGCATGGCAAAAGGTGGCAGAGTTATGTCTAAAGGCATGGCAAAAGGTGGCAGAGTTATGTCTAAAGGTTTAAAAGCTTTGAAAGAAGAAAGACCTGATGTTGTTGCTCAAATGGGCTATAGAAGAGGCGGCAGAGTTATGTCTAAAGGTGGGGCTAAAGGTGGGGTAAGAGGTGGTCTATCACGACGTGCAGACGTAAGAGATAATCCTAACAGGGGTAAAACCTATTAATGCCATATCTACAAAGTAACATTCCACATTTTAAATGTTGGGTGCGGCGTGAGTACACACACAATCATAATGCGTACCACGGAGAGTTTCTACATGCGATGGCAATTGCTGTCACCACCATGCCTAATAGGTGTTTAAGTTTTCAAGTTATCTTCACCGGGTGTGAATCTGAGCTAGAAGGGGAACCTAATGTGCATGGTGGAGCTATGTGGGCTAGAATGCCCATAACGGCTTTGGTTGCAGACACCCCCTTTGAGGAGTGGCCTACACCTATGCCTGTTCATGAGGCGCAGCCTTGGGATTGTTCATCTCATACACATGCTGTTTATCAAATGGACAGAGCTACACCTTGCCCTTGGCTTGCAAAGGTTGGTAGCGAGTTTTATCCAGCTAAGTACATGTTTACGGTGGACTATACGGACAGCGAAATTGCTGATGATCCAGCGCAACACAAACAAAGTCATGTGTTGGAGTTATTAGATGCTGGTGAATATACTGGAAACATAGTTGCCCTTCCAAACAACCGTGTTCGTGTAACACACCCTGCATGGTTTAATACAGGAGAAGGCGCTCCTGACTTTCGACCATCTCAGAATATACACTATTCTAAATCTGATTTAGACTATACATTAGATGTTAATCAAATATTTGATAACATATACAATGAAACAGGGGGGGACTAACAAATGCCTACAGTTATGATAAGTATTCTTCCGGACGGCATTCCGGTTGATAAAATGCAGGGTGGCGATGACGATGATCCTCGCTGCCCTGTTGCAACTCAAGACTATGTTTGCGATAGTTGGTCCGAAGGTGGTCCAATGACAGGTAACGCACAAGAAACTTATAAGGATATGATGTAGTGGATGTTGTTGACTTTGCAAAACATATGTATAGGTTGTTGGAGAAACGCGAACTAGAAATAGCCGAGTCTCTTTCCCAAGGCAATGCCAAAGATTGGGAAACATACAAAATGATGGTGGGAGAGATACGAGGCCTCTCTTTCACTAGAACTGAAATTAGGGCCTTGCTGGAGAAAAACGCAGATCATGTCGAAGAAATTATATCTTCCTGACCATGTCGCGCAGAAAATGAACAAGGATCGTGAGGCGGGAGCCTCAGAAGATTCCTCTGTGAAAAGCGCATATGTTGACGCCAGGGTCTTAGACCCTTCCCTTATTGATAAATCTTTAATTGAAAGACTTCCACAGCCAACAGGTTGGCGGATTCTTGTTATGCCGTACCAAGGAAAAGAAAAGACCGCATCTGGTCTTTATATTCCAGAGGAGGTGCGAGAACGTGAAGCTGTTGCTACGGTTGTTAGTTACGTCTTACGATTAGGTCCCCTTGCCTATAAGGACCCAGATAAGTTTGGACCGAATCCCACTGCATGGTGTGCTGAAGGTCAATGGGTTTGCATTGGTCGGTACTCCGGATCCCGTTTTAAGATTGACGGTGGTGAAGTTCGCATCATCAACGACGACGAAGTGATTGCAACATTACTAGAACCCGATGACGTGAAGCACGTTTAGGACATGGAGATTAAAATGGACGAAGAACGCGAAGAAGAAATTATTGTAGAAACTGAGGACGACGAACAGTCTTCATCGGAAGAATCTTCTAACGATACATCAAACAACAAAGTTTCAGTTTCTGGTGGTGACGAAGAAGAGCTAACAGATTACAGTAAGAATGTTCAGAAACGAATTAAAAAGTTAACTGAGCGTAATAAATTTGCTGAACGAGATCGTGAAGAAGCGGTGCGGGTAGCGCAACAACTCTTAAATGAGAACAACCAATTAAAATCCCGTGTTCAACAAGTAGATACTGGATACCTTAATGAGTATGGTAACCGTCTAGGCCATCAAGAACAGGCCGCAAAAAATGCTTACAAAAACTCTTACGAAGCTGGAGACTCTGATGGGTTACTAGCCGCGCAAGAACAGCTTACTCAAATTGCCGTGGACAGACAAAAGTATACGGAAGCACAACATAGAGTAGATCAACAACAAAAGGTAGATGTTGAAAGACAACAAGTTGCACAACAGCAACAGGTTGTGCCACAACAGCAACAGGTTGCAAGAAAAACTGATCCAAAGGCTGAAGCGTGGGCACAAAAAAATGCTTGGTTTGGGGAAGACGAGATCATGACCCAAGCAGCTTTTACCTTTCATAGACGATTAGTTGAAGAAGAAGGGTTTGACCCTGAGAGCGAAGACTACTATAATGAGGTAGATCGTCGGCTTCGAACGGAATTTCCGCAGAAGTTTACGACAAGAAAAACGGGAGGAGGTAGTCAGGTCGCATCCGCTGGCAACTCCGCATCCCGCAACACTAAACAGGGGCGCAGGTCGGTCAAGTTAACGCATTCACAAGTCGCGATAGCGAAGAAACTCGGTGTCCCTCTTGAACAGTACGCTAAGTATGTGAAGGATTAAAGCAATGACAGATAATAGAACAACGCGAAAAAGCGAAACACGCGAAACAGAAACGCGCAGAAAACCCTGGGCACCGCCCAGTCACCTTGAAGCACCAGAGCCTCCAGTAGGTTATGTGCATCGTTGGATTCGAGTTGCAATGCGTGGCGAAGAGGACAAAATGAATGTCCACTCTAAGCTACGAGAAGGATGGTCACCCGTCCGTGCCGATGAGTATCCTAACTATGAAGCCCCCGTCATCGATGATGGCAAATATCAGGGCGTTATAGGTCAAGGAGGACTGATGTTGTGCCGAATGCCTGTCGAGACCGCCAATGAAAGAGCCGCGTATTACGGGACCCGGACCCGAGAACAGATGGTTGCTGTCGATCAGGACTTAATGAAGGACCAACATCCTTCCATGCCAATTAGTAATAATAGGCAAAGTCGTGTAACTTTCGGAGGATCACCACGAGACTCCGAGTAAACTTTTATTGAGGTGCTATTATGGCAAATTCTAACGGATCCTTTGGGTTACGACCCTTGGGAAAGATTGGTCAATCGACCAACTCTACCGGTATGACAGAGTATCGCATAGCTTCTGACAACTCCAACCCGATCTTTCAAGGCATGGCGGTTATTCCGTTAGCTGGCGGGGTCATTGACGATCTACAGGCTGCGGCCGGTGGTAACGTGTCAATCGTTGGTGTTTTTGGCGGATGTGAGTATGTCTCTTCTACTAATGGAGAAACAATTTTTGCAAACTCTTGGCCGGGTTCTGGCGCGGATAGTAATTTCCCCGTCAAAGCCTTTCTGTATGACGATCCAAATCAATTGTTTACAATTGCTACATCTAATGTTGTAGCGGCTGCAAACACTGAAGCAGAGATTCGTGCAGCTGTGTTTGCAAACATCGCGTTTGCAACAGGAAACAGTGGTGTAACAGCTTCTGGAAAATCCACTGCAACAGCAGATTTAAACACAATCGCAACTACCAACACACTGGCACTACGCATTATGGGTATTCAAGATGACCCAGACAATGCTGACTTCACTGCTGCGGGTATTCCATTAATCGTTCGTATAAACAACCACTTCAATGCACCTACTGGTTCCATTGCTGCTGGTACTGTTTCTACGACCGGCGTATAAGGGGACTAACACATGGCTATTTCACGCGCACAATTAGCGAAAGAGCTTGAACCAGGTCTCAACGCCTTGTTTGGAATGGAGTATGATCGTTACGAAAATCAGCACTCTGAAATCTACACTACTGAGTCCTCAGATCGTGCATTTGAGGAAGAAGTTATGCTTTCCGGTTTTGGCGCTGCGCCAACTAAATCGGAAGGTTCAGCCGTCAACTTTGACGATGCGAACGAAGCATTTACTGCTCGGTACAACCATGAAACTATCGCACTTGCGTTCTCAATTACCGAGGAAGCAATCGAGGACAACTTGTATGACCGCTTAGGCAGTCGTTACACACGCGCCCTTGCACGTTCGATGGCTCACACTAAGCAGGTCAAAGCCTCCGCTGTTTTAAACAACAGTTTCTCAGGCGGCGCAACTGCGGGTGGTGACGGTAAAGCACTTTGTGCAACTGATCACCCACTTACAAACGGTGGCACTTTTGCTAACAAACCGTCTACAGATGCAGATCTAAACGAAACTTCTTTGGAAGACGCTTTGATCAATATCGCTGGTTTCGTTGACGAACGTGGGTTGAAAGTCGCTTTACGCGGAATGAAACTTATTATTCCACGTCAACTGCAATTCGTTGCAGAGCGTCTTATGGTTTCTAACCTTCGTGTTGGAACTTCAGACAACGACACAAACGCAATTCGTTCAATGGGTATGTTGCCTGATGGTTATGCCGTCAACGACTTCCTAACAGATACGGATGCGTTCTTTGTTCTGACTGATGCCCCTCGTGGTCTTATCCACTATGAGCGTTCATCTCTTGCAACAAACATGGAATCAGACTTTGATACAGGCAACATGCGTTTCAAAGCTCGTGAGCGTTACAGCTTCGGTTTCTCTGATCCACGTTGCGTATTCGGCACAACAGGCGCCGCATAATATATTAACAAATCTTCTAGGTTTGTTTGATGGGGCGGTCTTTGCGGATCGCCCCTTTCTTTTTTTTAAAATGTAATGTATTGTGGCCTTATCCCTGACAGTCGCATAATGCGGCTGACTTAACCCCGACAGGAGATTCTCATGGGTAATTCTACTTTCAGCGGACCAGTACGTTCGCAAAATGGTTTTGAAGACATCACAACCAATGCCACAACTGGCGCTCAAACAACTAATTCTACATATGGTACAAACGCCTCAGTAGGTGGAACTCTCGCTGTAACGGGTGCAACCACATTGTCCGCCGCAGTGAGTAGCATATTTGTTAAACATGTTGCTCATGTTACTGGTGTGACAGTAAACTCTACAGCCGGCGACTCGCCAACTATTGGTACATTTGCACAGCCTGCAAACACTATTATTACTAACATTAAAATCTTTTGCGCCGTTGCACCTGTAACGGGAAGTGGTGACATTGGTTATGAAGTAGGTACATCCTCTTCTGGTGCGCAGATTGTAGCTACTCAGGCTGACGAAATCTTAGACGCTGGTACAACAGTTGTCTTAGGCAACGTAACTTTAACAGAGCTAGTTCTTCAAACACAAGATGGTACAACTGCACCAGCTTCTGTTCAGTATGCGTCAGCAGCTCGTAATATTTTCTGTAATATCACTAATACAGTTAATGCTACAACAGCAGGTTCGTTTACGTTTATCATAGAGTATGTGCAAATTGCATAAACAATTGGGAGGGAGCTTTGGCTCCCCTCTTTTCTTATAGGAGGCCGAAATGGCAGGATCAGACGTAACCCCAGTCCTCATAAGCGATGAGGTGGCTTTAGACGCAGACGGAATATCAGTTGCCGCCTCAGTGGGCAACAACGCGGCATTGGTTATTGGCGGTGCTTTAGCAGACGGCGGAAGTGTGACTAACGCTTCTGGTAGACAAGTAACAATTTTATCAGCAGGAAATGATTCTTCGAAATCATTTAATGTAGTTGGTACGGATGTAAATGGTGCATCTCTTACAGAGAATGTTACGGGAGCTAACGCTGGAACAGCAACAAGCTCTGGTTATTTTAAGACTATTTTAAGCATTACCGCTGTTGGTAATCCTGCGGGAAACGTTTCCGCTGGTATTAACAACAATGCGCTAGGTGTAATTTTTGCAGGGCGAACACGTCTTCAAGGGTTCTCTTTTGTTTCTGGCGGAACTGCTGGTAAAGCTAACCTTAGAAACGGTGGCGGAACGGGTACTGAATTTATACAGTTTCGATCTATTGGAACAGATAGCACTTCGGATGATCCGTTTATTCCAGATGAAGGCGTACTGTTTAAAGATGGTTGTTTCGTTACGTTTATTGTAGGCACTATTGATTTAATGATGTTCTACCACGCATAATTATTAGGACTGTTTACTATGGCTAATAAGAAAAAAGTTAATCTCTCCGTTGGCCGTGGTGAAAAACTGTCTGTTAAAAAAGGAGCGGGCCTTACTGCAAAGGGCCGAGCCAAATATAATAAAGCAACGGGTAGCAAGCTCAAGGCTCCTGCACCAAACCCAAAAAGCAAGAGTGAAAAAGGACGTAAAAAGTCTTTCTGCGCTCGTTCTAAAGGTTGGACTGGAGAAAGAGGCAAGGCGGCGCGTAAGCGTTGGAAGTGTTAAATGAAATTTGAAATTAACCATCTTGTGTCTGTTGTAATCCTCGGTATTTTAAGCTGGGGTTCGATAACTTTGTTTACGATGAATGCACAAATGTCACTTGTTGTGTACAAAGTTGACCAAAATCACAGGATGATCCAGCCGATATGGCAGGATTTTTTACAAAGGCAGGCAAGTTATGGCAATATCCAGGGCTCAGATGAGCGAACAGATTTCCAAGCCTCCCTCGGAGAAAAATAATATGGGTAAACCTAAAGGATTATGGGCTAACATCAATGCTAAGAAAAAGCGTATTGCTGGTGGAAGCGGAGAAAAGATGCGAAGTGCTGGTGACCCAGGGGCTCCTACTGCCAAAGCAATAAAAGAATCGCAAGGCATGAAGAATGGTGGTATGGTACAGAAACGATACATGAACGGTGGCATCGTTATGTCAGGCCGCGGTGTTCGTGACACAAGGATGGGATAAAAGATGGCGACTTCTGGAACCAGAACATTTAACCTCGACATAGCTGAAGTTATCGAGGAAGCCTATGAGCGGTGTGGCTTAGAGGCTCGTACTGGTTACGAGATAAAGACTGCACGTCGTTCTTTAAATCTTATGTTTGCAGAATGGACCAATCGTGGTTTAAATTTATGGACGATTAAACAAAAAATATTAAATATGGCACAGTCTGTATCTTCTTATCCTGTTGGAACATTAACAATAACGGTATCGTCTAGTGCATCGTTTGATATAACTGAGACTATTACTGGTGCAACAAGTGGTGCGACAGCAATCGTCACAAGTATTCCTTCTAGCACAAGTATTGCTATAACCTATCCTGTTGGAACATTTGTTGTATCAGAAAGTGTTAGTGGAAGTGTTAGTGGTGCTACGACTTCTGTAACTGCAGCCGTTGATTTTTCGGAAACAAAAAGCTCTGCTGATATTTTAGAAGTGGTACTTAGAAGAGGTAATACCGATTTTCAATTAGATAGAATTAGTCGTGGTGAATATTTAAACCTACCAAATAAAACAACCCAAGGTCGTCCTAGTCAGTTTTATTTTGATAGGCAGATAAGCCCTTCAATTAACTTGTGGAATGTACCAGAGAACTCTACAGACCAATTAGTTTACTATTATGTAGACAGGATTGAAGATGCAGGTTCTTTTGCTAATACTACAGATCTTCCTTTTAGGTTTTTTCCTTGTATGGTTGCAGGACTATCCTATTACATTGCAATGAAACGAGCGCCGGAGAGGTTGCAGTATTTAAAAGCAATATATGACGAAGAATTTAATCGCGCCTTCGATGAAGACGATGATCGAGTATCACTAAAACTTCAACCCGCAGCATCATACTTGAGGTCATAATGGCATTTGCTAGTGGAAAAGACGCATGGGGAATTTCAGACAGGTCAGGCTTTAGATACCGTTTGAGAGACATGATGAGAGAATGGAACGGTTCTTTGGTTGGACCTGACGAGTACGAACCTAAGCACCCCCAACTGTTTCCTCCTCGGATAGGACCAGACCCTCAAGCGTTGAGGAACCCACGTCCAGAACCTAATCTTTCTGAAGAAAGAAACATTCAGTATGGCTGGAACCCTGTAGGTGGCGCAACCGATAATGGAATTAACCCCCCCAACAACCTAGTTTCTACTGGGTCAGTGGGCGTAGTAACGGTGACAACATGAGCTTTACATACACGCAGTTAAAGACTGCCATAGAAGATTACACTGAAAACAACGAAACATCTTTTGTAAATAACTTGCCTCTTTTTATTCGTCTAACTGAAGAGCGAATACTAAAGAACGTACAGTTAAACGTATTTAGAAAAAATGTAGCTGGCGCTATGACTTCTGGTAATAAGTTTTTATCTTTACCCAGTGATTTCTTAGCTCCTTTTGCTTTAAAGTATACGGATTCTAGTAGTGAAACTGTGTTTGTAGACTATAAAGATTCAGAATTTATTCAATCGTACAATCCTAATGCAACCACAACAGGGTCTCCCAGGTATTATGGTTCGTATGATGTAGATAATTTTATTATAGCACCTACGCCTGATAGTAGTTACAACGCAGAACTTCATTATTTCTATAGACCATTAAGTCTTACTCAAAGCAGTTACACGTTAACACTTACAAATGTAACAGGTACGTTTACAGCTAATGACACTATTACGGGGAGTACGAGTGGTGAAAGTAGCGGCGTAGATTCGGTACCTTCTACAACCTCATTAATTGTAATAATTCCTAGCAGTAATTACACTGTAGGTGAAACAATTACAGCTAGTCCTAGTGGCGCAACAGCAATAGTTTCAGCCGTAGGATCTGATACAACAGTAACGTGGTTAAGTGACAACGCAGAGATGGCAATGTTGTATGGGTCTCTAACCGAGGCTTATCTCTACATGAAGGGTGATCCTGCAATCATGCAGATGTACACACAAAGATTTGGGGAATCTATAGGACGATTAAAGAACTTGGGAGAAGCTCAAGAAGTAACAGATGAGTACCGCACAGGTCAGCTTGTCCGCGCTAAAACATAAGGAGTTTAAAATATGAATGAAATGTCTTTTCCAGTTACAATGTCAAATGACTTTAAGGTAGAGGTTGCAACAACAAACAACCGAGGGTTTACTCCGGAAGAAGTTGCTCAACGATGTGTAAATAAAATAATTGGAATATCTGAAAGCGCACCACCTGCTATTAGAGACCAAGCTAGAGAGTACCGAGATGCTGTAGAAAAAACTGTTGTTATATATATGCGACAGGCTATTCAAAGCGACAGAACTACGGTATATAATGCAATAAAAGATGCTGGCCAAGAAAAGTTGGCTGAATATATAAGGGATATGTAAATGGCTTTTAATGGTAACTTCTTATGCACTTCGTTCAAAGTAGAACTTATGAAGGGTGTTCATAATTTCACAGCAGCAAGCGACGTTTTTAAAGTGGCTTTGTATAATAACAGTGCAACGTTTACTGCGGCAACAACTGCGTATACATCTACTAACGAGATCAGTGGAACAAACTACACGGCTAAAGGAAACTTTTTAACAAGTGTTACTCCGGTCGCAAGTGGAACAACAGCACTTACAGACTTTGCGGATGAGGTGTTTTCTAACGTAACTATCTCAGCAGTTCGAGGTGCTTTAATTTATAACGAGGCTGTTTCGGGAGACCCAACAGTTTGCGTCTTAGACTTTGGTGCTGACAAAGCGGCAAGTTCTGGGGACTTTACTATTATCTTCCCAACCGCGGATGCTTCTAACGCAATCATTCGGATAGCCTAATGGCAGATCCGGTTGCAGCCTTTCAAGGGTGGAATAGCTCCCTACAAGGATGGAACACTGGCACTTGGAACACCAATGTTGCCTACACTGTAACTGCGACTGGCGCGGTTGGTGCATCTACAGTTTCTGGGGAAGCAAATGTTTCTGTTACTGGAGTTAGCGGAACTAGCGCAGTTGGCGCGGTTACGATTACAGGGGTTGCCAATGTTTCCGTTACTGGAGTTGTTGGTACAACCGTATTAGGCAGTTTCTTTACTACCAACACAATGGTGACCATGTCATCTTCTGTTGGCTCGACAACTATCTCTGGAAACGCTAATGTCACAGTAACTGGTCTGTCGGCTACTGGTGAGGTAGGGATTATAGAACAACCTTGGGGATTAATTATACCAGGGCAGACATCAAATTTCACGGGGATTACCCCTACGCAATCAACGTTATGGACGGAAGTTGCAGCATAGGATATAAAAATGGCAAGTGTATATACAAATGATTTACGGTTAGAAGAAATTGGGTCTGGAGAACAGTCCGGTTCTTGGGGCGATACAACCAACACTAACTTAGAACTGATTGCAGAAGCTTTTGCTTTTGGAACTGAAGCAATTACAACTAACGCAAACACACATACAACTACGATTGCAGATGGGGCCTCGGATCCTGGTCGTGCAATGTTTTTAAAGTATACAGGAACCTTGGACTCAGCCTGCACAATTACAATTGGTCCAAACACTGTTAGTAAACTTTGGTTTATTGAGAACGCAACAGGCGGGTCTCAAAGTATTATTATTAAGCAAGGATCTGGTGCAACAATTACGATTGCAACTGGTCAAACTAAGGCAATATATTCAGATGGTGCAGGATCTGGCGCTAAAATGGTTGATGCTTTTGCAACGTTATCTGTTGTGGATTTATTAGTTGATGACGATCTAACAGTTGGTGGAACGCTTGGTGTGACAGGAGTATTAACAGCAACATCCTTAGACATCTCAGGCAACATAGACGTAGACGGCACAACTAACTTAGATGTAGTAGACGTAGACGGAGCAGCAAACTTTGCAGCAGACGTAACTATTGCAACTGGTGCAGATATTATTACTGCTACAGCAGGCACTGACAATGTTCGTATAGGTTTAGACGCAGGTGACTCAATAGCATCGGGTGGAATTCGCAATATTGTAATAGGAAGAAATGCAGGTACTGCGATTACGACTGGTGATTCTAATGTTGCTATAGGTTGGGAAGCTCTTAAAACTGAAGATGCACATGGAAATAACGTAGCCATTGGAGCATCCGCTTTAGCTACTCAAAACGCAGGAGCAGATGGCTACAATGTAGGTATTGGTTATAACGCAGGAACAGCAGTAACCACAGGCGTACAAAACACCTTCATCGGCGGTCTAGCAGGTGATGCTAATACCACCGCATCTACTAATACAGCCGTTGGGTATGCTTCTTTAAGCTCTAACACTACAGGGCCTGCAAACACCGCCGTCGGAAAAGATTCTTTATTGTCAAATACAACAGGCAGGGACAACACAGCAGTTGGTTTTGGTTCATTATTGACTAACTCTACTGGAGTAGAGAATAATGCAAGCGGTATGTACTCCTTACGGTTTAATACTACAGGCGACAATAACACTGCTTTGGGCTATCAGGCACTACACCGAAATACTACCGCAGATAACAACACTGCTGTTGGTAGAAACGCATTGGAACAAAAT